TCGTCCTGCGTGACGGCGACAACCCTCCCGGAGACGGCGAGACTCCTCCCGGCGAAAAACCACCGGGCAATCCTCCGGGGAATCCTCCGGGCGATGAAATCAAGTTCGACGAAAAGCAACAGGCCAAGGTCAACGCCTTGCTGGCTGCTGAGCGTCGCAAGACGGAAGGTGAACTCCAAAAGATCAAGTCGCAGCACGAAGCGTTGCTCGCGACTCACACTCTGACCGCGGAGACGCGGCAATCTCTCGAATCTCAGGTCGAGTCGCTGAATAAGCAACTCGCCGCGGTCTCCACCGACACGCGTACCAAGGAGCAACAGCTTCGGGCCACGTTCGAGACGGAGATCAAAGGTCTGAAAGAGTCGGAAGCCAAGTGGCGCGAACTCTTCATGACTTCCACGATCGACCGTGAACTCGCTTCCGCCGCCGAACGCGGTGAAGCCTTCAACACGAGTCAGATCGTTTCACTGCTCCGCCCGCAGACCAAGATGGTCGAAGTCAAGGATGACAAGACCGGCGAGAGCAAAGGGTTGGCTCCGATGATCGACTTCAACGACATCGACCCTGACACCAAGCAGCCAACCATCACGCGGCGATCCCCTGTGGACGCCGTCAACCGAATGAAGGAACTGCCGGAAATCTACGGCAACCTCTTCAAGTCCGGGGTCGTGTCAGGACTCGGCGAATCTTACGCGACCGGCGGCGCACAGCCGGGTCAGGGTGGGCGGATCAACGTCAAGAAGATCACCTCGCAAGAGGACTACGCCCGAATCCGAAAAGAGAACCCCGCTCTGCTCGGAGTGAAGCCCAAGCGTCGTTGGTGATCCCAACGACTGACCCGGGGGTCAAGCGTTTTACCCTTCTCTGTGTTCCTGTAAAGGAAACCCCGCTGTGTTGAGCTTGCTCTACTGTGCAGCTTTTGTCGTGCTGCGTGAAAACGACAACGATGCTTACGTTCCCGAGCTTTGGGCGCGTGAGGGTCTGGAAGTCCTGCAAGAGAACATGGTCATGGCTGGCCTTGTTCACCGCGACTTCGAGAACACCATCCAGAACTTCGGCGACACCGTGAACACGCGGCGTCCCGGCGAGTTCCAGACTCGGCGTAAGGGTCAATCGGACCAGATCGAAATCCAAGACGCGGTCAGCACCAACGTGCAGGTCCGCCTCGATCAGCACGCCTACGAGTCGTTCATCATCAAGGATCAGGAAGCCAGCCTGTCCTTCGCGGAACTGGCTCCGATCTACCTCGTCGAGGCGATGCGTGCAGTCGGCCGCACGGTCGATCGTTCGCTGACGGCGAAGGCTCACCAACTGACGAACCTCGTCGGTCGGCTCGGCAACCTCAGCAACGCGAACGCACGAGACATGGTTCTCTCCGTTCGCGAGAAGCTGAACATCAACAAGGCCACGCCGGAAGGCCGTCGGCTCGTTCTCGCTCCTCAGAGCGAAACGTCGCTGCTCGGCACCGACCTGTTCTTGAAGGCCAACGAGCGTGGCGACGGGGGCACGGCCCTTGAGAACGCTCTGCTCGGTCGCATCCTCGGATTCGACACCTTCATGAGCCAGAACGTTCCCGGCCTGACCGCCACGAACGTGGACACCGCCTCGGGCACCGTCACGAACGCTCTCGCCGCAGGTGGCAGCGGCTCGCAGACCGTGGCCATCACCGGCCACGAAGTGACCGTCGGCGAATACTTCACGGTTGCCGGCGACGACCAGCCGAACTACGCCACGGCGAAGACCTCGGGCACGGGCGACACCACGGCCGTGACCGGTGCCAACGCGAACGTCTACGCGACGGCCGCTGGCGCTGTCATCAAGGTCTACAAGTCCTGTGCGGTCAACGGCGCTTACGCTGCCGGCTACACCAAGGGCATCACGCTCGACGGCTTCACCTCCGGCAAGCCTCCGCAGGTCGGCCAGATCGTTGCCTTCGGCACCGGTGGCAGCCGCAAGGTCTACACCGTCATCGACGCGTGGACCGACGGTTCGACCCGCATCGTGTACCTCGATCGCCCGCTCGAAGTCGCCCTCGCTGACAACGACGCTGCGTTCCCCGGCCCTGCCGGTGCGTTCAACTTGGCGTTCCACCGCGACGCGATCAGCCTCGTCAGCCGTCCTCTCGCCACGCCTCCAAGCGCGGCCGGTGTGATGGGTGCCGTCGCCACGGGTTACGACCTCGCGATGCGCGTGACGTTGCAGTACGACATCCGTTCGCAGGGTACGGTCGTGACTTGCGACCTGCTCTACGGCACGGCGATCCTCGACAACGCCCTCGCGGCAATCTTGCTCGGCTGATCCTGAGCAACCCGATCGTAAGTGATCGGTTCCGATAGAGCGGCCCCTGCCTCTTGAGGGGCAGGGGCCGTTTTTCTTTTGACACTCAACCCAGAGGCCGCGATGGCAGACGACAACGCGGTCCTCAAGGACCGCATCGCTCGACTTGAAACCGACTTGGCGGCATGCCGAGAGCTACTTCACGGCAACACGATTGCACCCGGCTTGAAGACGCGGCTTGACCGCGTTGAACGCTCATCCGAAGTCGCGAGCCGAGTCCTTTGGACGATGGCAGCACCTCTCTTCGGGAGCTTGATTGGCTTCGCGATCGAAGTTGCACGGAGGTACTTCTAATGCCACCCGTCAACCGCAACACCGATCGGCGAGTGAAGAACCTTCTCTACTCGCTCAAACGGCAGTACGGAGAACCTGTCTCAGTCTACAAGCTGCTCGGGCAGTTCACAGACACGCGGACAGGGATCAAGCGGCATCTCAAGGATGAACATTACATCCCGCGTGCCATCCTGCTGCCAACCACTGCTGAGCGTCACGTCGAACAATCCATCTCGGCAATCTCTGCGAACAAGCAGCTTGTCATGGGTGGCCAGTACGACGTGGCTGTTCGCGTCTTTGTGATCGACTTTCTCGACCTTCGCGGATTCGACCTCACCACGCTCACGAAAGACGACTGGCTCGTCAATCGAAACAAGCGGTACTCGATCGAGAAGGTGCAGGACTTTGCCCCCGGAGGGGCATGGGTCGTCACCGCTCGTGCGCTCGAAGGAGAGCGTCCAGAGATCAGTCATCGAGTTTTTGCGGAAAGCCTTCTCCGCGTCACGGACGGTGTTGATGCCAGCTAATGCAAACTGGCCCAAGTGGGTCTATGCCTCCCTCGCCACGGCGTTGGGAGATGCGGCGGATGGCGTCCAACTTCCGAAGCTCGTTGAAACCTTAGATGACCGAACAGACGCCTTCATGTCGGCGGATGAACGGTGCGAGATTCGGATCACCGGTCCCTTCATTCGAGAAGTGATGAAGGGCGATTGGATGGTGGATGTCTTTGCAAACGTGCTGCTCACAGTACGTCTCAAAGGCACAACCACCTTGCCGTATCGAATCCAAGAACTCGCCGGCATATTCCAACAGGTCATGGCCGGACCAATCGGCGTCTTTCGCTACGGAAGTGGCGATGACGACGATCAAGAGCAGATTGCCTGCCTCTTCCCTGCTCCAAAGAAGGAAGCCGTCAAGGTGTTCCACTTCGGACAGGTCCACGAAACGGATCGCGTCTTACAAGCTGCCGTAGACGCACATTTTTACTGCAACCTCTCTAGCTAGGAGAAGCGCCTGTGGCACGAATCGAACTCCGGTACGCGACCATCCGCATCAAGGATGGCTTGTCCGGAAGTGCTGCTGTCAACGATGCAATGGGTGGCGCAATGGGCGACACCACTCTGCCGATCGACACGATCGTCCTGAACACCACCACGACCACGAAGGTGCCGATCGGTGCCCGCTTCACGGTCGCAGGTGAGACCGGCTCTCCGGTCCACACCGTCACGGCCCGCACGCCCACGGATTCGGGTCCGACGACGGAGATCACCTTCACGCCAGCCCTCGCTTCGGCGGCTGCGGATGACGTGGTCCTCACCTTCCTCCCTCAACAGATCGAGGTGAAGGTTGGTGACGGAAACCTCACCTACTCGGAACACAAGACGTATAACTACGACTTGGACCGAGGCGACCTCGACGTGGTTCGCGAAGGCGATCAAGTCCCGATGGACGTGACGCTCGACATGGTCTACGAGCATGTCACCGCGGGCACGGGTGAGGAGATCACTCCGGTCGATGCTCTCAAGCGTCTCGGCGGCGCGGCGGAATGGGTTAGTTCTTCGGGCGACCTGTGCGAGCCTTACGCCGTGGACATTGAAGTCGAGCATACGCCTCCGTGCGGCACGTCGGACATCGAGATCACGTTGTTCCCGGACTTCCGATGGGACGACCTCGATTTCGACCTTCGTGAAGCCACGATCTCGGCGACCGGTCGCTGCAACGCGACTCAGCCGACCGTCACTCGCGAAGCTGCTGCCTGATAGGGCCGCGACGCCCTGAGTTCTGACCGAGGAGCGGCCCTCAAAAGCCGCTCCTCTTTCTTTAGGCGAGGAACCTCTACCCATGAAGATTGGCGGACTTCCTGTTACTCCGCCCCCGGTCTACACGCTTGTGCTACCGCGGGAACCACAACCACTCGTCTTCCGCGCCCAAGCGGTGGACGACTTCACTGATTTCAACGCCCTCGTCAAGCCTCCAAGCGTACCGCGAGTCCTCAAGAAAGGTGGATGGGCTGACAACCTTGAGGATAAGGGCTATCTCCAACAGAAGGCGAACTACGAGACGAAGCAGTTCTCGTGGCTCGTCGTCACCAGCCTTGGCCCGAGTGAGATCGAATGGGACACCGTCGATCTTGGCAACCCGGAGACGTGGAAGAACTACGTCGCCGACTTCAAGAAGGCGAGGCTGACAGACATCGAGA